CGTATGTCTCCTGCTAAACCAAAACAGAAAACGTACGAAGAACTCTTAAGAGAAATTCAAATGGAATATAATATTCCAACCGATGAAGGTTATATGGTTAAAAATAAATTAGGACGATTGGGAGATGCCGTCGATGTTAGAAATTATCCTTACTATGGTTCTAAAGCTTTAAAAGGCATTATGAATGCAACAGAATTTTCACTTCGTTTTCCTGGAGCGGCTGGTCAGTATATTCATGACGTGGCAACAGGACCAGGTTGGAAAGAACAAGGTTTAGATTTTATTGAAAATGTTTCACCAGGTTGGGGTTGGTCTGAAAAAGTTGGACTTGATTCTTTAATCGATGAACAAGTAGGTAATATGAAAAAAAGAGGTTCTTCAGATGCTCCGACATCTTTAGGTGGCCTTGTTGAATTAGGTACTGATATAGCTATGCCATTAGGTTATCTATATGGAGCTAAAAAGGTGGGTCAATTTATGAAGGCAGTCGGTAAGACGCCTGAAAACATAAGTACTTTAAATAAAAGGATCCTGGATCATTTAGATGCTTCGGGACAAAGTCGAAGAGATTTTATAACTATGGCTGGAACCATAGGAACCTTTGGTGCTTTGAAAGCTATGGGGCTAGATAAAGTTTTAAAAATAAGTCCTGCTGTTAAAGCCACGGATGGATTAATTCCCATAGTTAAAGGAACAAGTAAGATGCCTGAATGGTTTCCCCTTTTTATTCAAAAGATTCAACCTAAACTTATTTATGAAGGAGATGGGATATCTACCTTTAAAGGCACCGATGATTTTTTACCGGGTATTGAAGTAAGGAAAAGCGGTGATGATTATATGGTAAGCGGAACGAATGCTTATGAAGGAAGCTGGAATGTAAATTATGAAGGCCCACGGTGGTTAGAAATAGAACCTGGACAAAGACCTACTTACTTTAGTGGAGAGTTTCACGTTGCAGATGATGCCCCGCGTATGGTTGATCCTGATGGAGGAGTTGATTGGGATATGGTGACTCATGATGAAGTAGGGGATATTCTAGGTGGAAATGGTCGTACCATGGAAGAGTTTGCTAAAGGTACAAAAATTGAAGGTTTAACTAAGGGAGAAAAACAAGTGGATTGGGCAGAAGGAAGAGCTCAGTCTGCAGCGGATGAGGCAAGAGAAGCAGAGGGTGGTTTAACGAAGTTAGACGAGAATGAGTGGCTCGGTAATTATGTAGATGATAGGATGCCTGATGACTTCTAAAAGAGAAAATGGTAGAAAATGGGATGGAGTGAGTCGAGTATCCACATCTCAATATAAGAAGAATTATGATACGATATTTAAGCCTAAACGATTAACAACAACTATACCTCCTTTAAGAGGACCTTTACCACAAGGATTGCCTTTAAAGAAGTATGGTGTTATAAAAGAGACGGATTGAAAAAATGGCAGAATTACCAGAAGATAAAAAATATACACCCATAGAAAAAGCTTTACCTAATATTGAAAAGCTAGATGCGGATCCAGGTGAGAACCGTGTAGCTGAAGATATTGAGGTGGAAGTAGAAGGTGTGGAAAAAATTTCAGACAACCCAGCAGTAACCGAATTAGCAGACGGCGGCGTTGAGGTTAATTTCGATCCTTCCCAAATTAATCCCCAAGATCCCAATGATCACTTTGCAAATTTAGCAGAACTTTTACCTGCGAATGTTTTAGGTCCATTAGGATCGGATTTATTTGAGAAACAAACAGATTATAAAATGTCTCGTAAAGAATGGGAATCTGCTTACATTACGGGATTAGATTTATTAGGATTCAAATACGAAAATAGAACTCAGCCTTTTGATGGGGCTTCGGGAGCCACGCACCCTGTACTGGCTGAAGCAGTAACACAGTTTCAAGCAGGAGCATACAAAGAATTATTACCCGCAGATGGACCCGTTAGAACTCAAGTAATGGGTGTTCCCACACCACCAAAAGATCAACAAGCAAAACGAGTTAAGAACTACATGAACTATATGTTGATGGATCAAATGAAAGGTTATGATGCAGATTTTGATAAGATGCTTTTCTATTTACCTTTAGCTGGTTCAACATTTAAAAAAGTTTATTATAACGCTATTAAACAACAAGCTGTTTCTGAATTTGTCCAAGCTGATGATTTATTGGTTCCTTATTCAGCGTCAAGTTTAGAAGATGCTGAATGTGTAATTCATGTTTTAAAAATGTCAGGTAATGAAGTGAGAAAACAACAAGTAGCAGGCTTCTATCGAGATATTGATTTAGGATCTCCTCACATGTTTGATGATGCTCTTAAAGCTAAAGAACGAGATTTAGAAGGCCAGAAGAAAACTAAACCCGAAGATATTTATACACTCTATGAGTGTCACACCAATTTGAACCTAGAAGGCTTCGAAGACATCAATCCACAAACCGGAGAACCTACTGGGATCAAACTACCATACATCGTAACCATCGATGCAGGTAGCCGCTCAGTTCTTTCTATTAGAAAGAACTATGCGCCCAACGATCCAACCAAAAACAAAATCCAATATTTTGTCCACTTCAAATTTCTGCCTGGACTAGGATTTTATGGTTTCGGATTAATACATATGATTGGCGGATTGAGTCGTACTGCAACAGTCGCTCTCCGCCAATTATTAGATGCCGGTACGTTATCGAATTTACCCGCTGGATTTAAAATGAGAGGAATCAGAATAAGAGATGATGCTTCTCCTTTACAACCTGGCGAATGGAGAGATGTCGATGCACCGGGCGGAAATTTAAAAGATTCATTTATGAATCTGCCGTACAAAGAACCTTCCCCAGTTCTCTATCAATTATTGGGAACGGTTGTAGCGGCAGGACAACGATTTGCATCTATTGCTGACATGGCTGTCGGTGATGGAAATCAACAAGCAGCAGTTGGAACGACTGTCGCTTTATTAGAACGAGGCTCAAGAGTGATGAGTGCAATTCACAAAAGATTGTATTCTTCATTAAGAGACGAGTTTAAACTACTAGCAAAAATATTTGGTCAGTATCTACCACCAGAATATCCTTATGATGTTGTTGGTGCACAGAGAACGATCAAAGCAGCAGATTTTGACGATAGGGTGGATATTCTTCCCGTTGCTGATCCTAATATATTTAGTCAGACGCAACGAATAGGTATAGCTCAAACTGAACTTCAGTTAGCTACATCCAATCCCCAATTGCATAACTTATACGAAGTATATCGTTCCATGTATCAAGCGTTAGGAGTGAAAGACATTGACAAAGTGTTACCTCCTCCTAAACCTCCACAGCCAATGGATCCAGCGTTAGAGCACATTGATGCTTTAGCAATGAAACCATTCCAGGCTTATATGGGGCAAGATCATAGAGCACACGTTAGTGCGCACTTACATTTTATGGCTTTAAACATGGTTCGTAATAATCCTACCGTCATGGCTGCTGTCGAGAAAAATATATTAGAGCACATTTCTTTAATGGCCCAAGAACAGGTCCAAATGGAATTCAAAGAAGAGGTACAAAAAATACAACAGCTGCAGCAGATGTCTAAACAGAATCCACAGATCGCACAACAGATCCAGCCCCAGATTGTTCAGATGACGCAGCAGATTGAAGCTCGTAAAGCTGTACTAATTGCTGAATTTATGGAAGAGTTCATGGTAGAAGAGAAGAAAATTACTTCTCAATTCGATCATGATCCTTTATTAAAGATTAAATCTAGAGAAGTTGACTTAAAAGCAATGGATACGCAGAGAAAACAACAAGAAATGGAACAACGTAAAAATGTTGAAACCGCTAAGATTCTTTCTCGAGAAGGAATTGAAGAAGATAAGCTTGAACAAAACGAGGATTTAGCTATACTACGAGCTGATACATCTTTAACGAAACAGCATATGACCGATGTGGTTAAAATGGACATTGCTAATATGAAACGTAAAGACGTTAAAACATTAAAAGGACCAAAACGCTAAGGAGGCACTATGGCAAAAGACGGTAAAGAACCTTTCTACAAAGGAATCAACCAGAAGCAGTTCGTCAATAAAGACGGCTACTTAAAAGGTGGAGTTGAGATTAAAATTCCTGAAGGTATACCAACAGTAAATTCTGTAGGTGGCCAACGTAGAATGTTAAAAGACAAAAAATCAAAAGTTAAGTGGTACTAAATTTTTGCGCGCGACGCGCATAAGTCCTACTTTTTAAAGGAGTAAATTATGGCATGGTTTGGATTAGCAAAGATGGCTCTACAAGCTGGAGCAAAAATCTATGCAAATAAACAAAGAGCAAAGATAGCAATGTCTGATGCACAAGTATTACATGCCGAGCGACAAGCTCGAGGAGAAGAATCCTATCAAGGCAAATTGTTAGAAGCGCGACAGAATGACTACAAAGACGAATTTGTCTTGATCATATTAAGCGCTCCGA